CGAGTGTGGTCTGATAACGTCTTTATTCCTGTGGAATTGGTATGAAGCGCGGAAACGAAACATTTTCTGGTTACAACAAACCAAAGCGGACTCCAAACCACCCAACCAAGAGCCATGCGGTTCTTGCAAAGAGTGGTGACGAGGTGAAATTGATTCGTTTCGGTCAACAGGGTGTCAAAGGCAGTCCAGATGGGACAAAGCGCAATGAAGCGTTTAAGGCTCGTCATGCTGACAACATCGCCAAAGGGAAAATGAGCGCGGCATACTGGGCGAACAAAGTTAAGTGGTGAAACTATGGACAATTGGAGAGTAACAGACCCATTGGTTGCCGCAGCTATTAGAGCTGGCGGATTGCTTTCTAATGTCATGCCACAAGGAATGATGACGCCTGTTCGTGTGCTTGATGAAACTTTGAGTGGTTCAAATGCTCCACTAACGAACAAAGACATTACGCCTGAACAGCAAGATTTCCTTAAAAGCCTGATTAGTCACAAAGAAGCTAAGAACGCAGAATATGCCAAGAAGTTTGGAGAAGGCTCAAGATTCAGCAATCCAAATTCCGTGGCTTATTCTGACTACTACAACTGGTGGAAAGACCAACCAGAAGACAGTCGACCAGAGATCAAAAACCAAGGTATGAAAAGTCTTTTGTCTCCTTACGGTCAGATGCAGACAACTTTAGGTCAGTTCAACTACAAAAAAGACCCAAAGACAGGTGAAATCAAAATTACAGATACTTACAACTTCAACCCGCTTGAAACAAGCAAAGACGAAAACGATTTAGGTGTTTATGGCTCAATTCGTGAGTACGCTGGAAGACAACTGCCAGAAGGTAGCGGTAGACCAGTAAACATCACATTGATTGGCGATCAACCTAAAAAGAAGCGAAGTCTGCTAGACTAACCACATATCAACAACACCAACGAGCCGTAAGGAATTGGTAAACAGAAATGACTAAACAAGTCGAAAATAATGGGATGGGTCGCCCCAAAGGTAGCCCTAATAAGGCCACAGCAGCCGTTAGAGAGGCGATCGCGGTGTTTGCAGAGGGTAATGCTCATAAACTGCAAGAGTGGCTTGATGACATTGCTATGGGTGTCGGTGGAAACAAGCCTGACCCTGCAAAAGCTGCTGACCTATACCTAAGAGCCATCGAATATCACATTCCTAAGTTGGCTCGCACTGAGATGACTGGCCCTGATGGTGGCCCTGTCCAAGTTTCAGGCATCACGATCAATCTCAAGAAGCCTAATGAATCTTGAACTAGATTTCCCTGAAAAACTGGGATTCTTGTTTGAGCCAGCACGATACAAAATCCTCTACGGTGGTAGGGGGTCAGGCAAATCGTGGGGGGTTGCTCGCGCTTTGATTGCCATCGCAGTCCAAAAGCCAACTAGGGTACTTTGCGCACGTGAGTTGCAAAACTCGATCTCAGACTCAGTTATTGCCCTGCTCCATGACCAAATCAAGGCTATGGGGCTTGAGTCGTTCTTTGACGTACAGCGTACAGCTATATACGGAGTCAACGGCTCTGAGTTCTCGTTTGCTGGTTTGAAGCACAACGTCACATCCATCAAGTCGTTTGAGGGTGTGGATATCTGCTGGATTGAAGAAGGTCAGGCGGTGTCTAAGGTGTCTTGGGAAACCCTGATTCCTACCATCCGCAAGCCAAACTCAGAGATTTGGGTCACTTTTAACCCTGACCTAGATACTGACGAAACTTACAAGCGATTCGTCTTAAACGCTCCATCAAGCGCACAAGTCCACAAAGTCAACTGGTCTGATAATCCTTGGTTTCCTGAAGTTCTCAAAGAGGAGCTTGAAAACCTCAAAGAGAAGGACATGGACAGCTATCTCAACGTCTGGGAAGGTCACACCCGTCAGATGTTGGATGGCGCTGTTTATGCCAACGAGCTGAGAAAAGCCCAAGAGGACAACAGAATCCGTGACTTGCTGATTGACAAGACTATCCCTGTTCAGACGTTCTGGGACTTGGGTTGGGCAGATATGACATCAATTTGGTTCGTTCAGGCAATCCCTGGCGGTGAGGTGCGAGTCATTGACTTCTACCAAAACTGCCAAAAGCCAATTGACCACTATGCTCAAATCCTGCAAGACAAGGGTTACGTTTATCGTGATTGGTGGCTACCACACGATGCCGAACACAAGAATATGACGGGTCGATCGGTCAAAGACATTCTGACTGAGATGGGAAAACCAGTACGAATTACGCCAAAACTGTCAATTTCTGACGGTATTAACGCTGCTCGTATGCTGCTAAACAGGTGTTACTTTGACGAAACCCGCTGTGCTGACGGACTACAAAACCTGCGCCATTACCGCTATGACGTAGACCCAAACACGAAGATGTTTAGTAATAAACCGCTTCACGATCAGCACTCACACGCTGCTGACGCTTTCCGTTATCTTGCCGTTGGCCTTGATGAATCTGGTTCATCTTGGTCTAAATCTATCAACCAACCAAAGAAATGGGTCGTATGAGTTACTTAATCCGCAAAGGCGATATTCCTGACAACCGTAGAATCGAGGCACTTGAGCGCCGAATTGATTTGCTTGAAAATATGGTAAACGCATTACAATCGGAGCAACGCCCAAAGATGGGCAGGCCACCAAAGGTAAAAGATGAGCCAAGACAAACTGAAAGCGATCATCTCAGCTGAGATTGATAACTCGATTGGTTTCTTAGAAACAGAAACCACGCAACAACGCACAGACGCAATCCAAGCCTATTTGCGTCAACCTTACGGCAACGAGGTCGAAGGCAAGTCATCCATCGTTACTGGCGAAGTCGCTGAAGCTGTTGATGGCGCTTTGCCACCTTTGGTTCGCATCTTCTCATCAAGTGACGAAGTTGTGCGATTTGACGCTCGTGGGCCACAAGATGAGGCTGGCGCTAAACAAGCCACCGAATACTGTAATTGGGTGTTCATGCGTGACAATGACGGTCTTATCGTCATGCACGATTGGTTTAAAGACGCGCTCCTGCAAAAGGTTGGTGTCGTTAAAGCCTATTGGGAAGATAAGGAAGACGTTACAAAAGAAAAGTACCGTGATCTGTCTGACGATGAGCTAGCAATGCTTCTTTCTGACGAAACGATGGAAGTCGTTGAGAAAGAGGTTGTAGAGAACGAGATGAAAGACCCAATGGGTAATGCAGTGTTAGACCCAATGGGTCAGCCTGTGATGTATTCGTCTAACAGCGTAACTGTTCAGAAGAAAAAGAAATCTGGTCATGTGGTTGTGGAAAACATCCCACCAGAGGAGTTCTTGATCTCCAAGCGTGCCAAGCGTAGCCCTGAAGACGCACCTTTTGTTGCACATCGCCGCCTCATTACTCGTAGCGACTTGATCGCAATGGGCTTTGATGCTGAGATTGTGAACGGATTGAAAGCCTCAGATTCTCTGACTTTCTCGCCTGAATACTTGGCTCGCGTCAGCAACGGTGAAAATCCTGATGACGGTCAAAGCCTTGACGAAGCCATGCAAACCATTGAGGTGTTTGAGTGCTACGTTCGTGCTGACATTGACGGTGACGGTATCGCTGAACTGCGCCAAGTCTTCTTTGCCTCAAATGAGATTTTGAGCGATGAGGAGACTGACTACGTTCCGTTCCACTCACTCTGCCCAATCCCAACGCCACATAAGTTCTTTGGCGAATCGTTGGCAGATCGCACAATGGACATTCAGCTTATCAAGACAACTCTGACTCGTCAGATTCTTGATAACCTGTATCTGACAAACAACGCCCGTGTGACAGCCGTTGACGGTCAAGTAAACCTTGACGATTTGTTGACTTCAAGCGCAGGTGGTGTGATTCGCGTTAAAACGCCTGGCGCTGTAAGCCAATTGAATGTGCAATCAATTGCAGGTCAGACATTCCCATTCTTGCAATACCTTGATTCTGTCCAACAGAAACGCACTGGCGTAACCGAAGCAAGCCAAGGCTTAGACCCATCTATCCTGCAAAACGTGACTGCCGCTGCTGTTGCTTCTATGCAACAAAGTTCGGCTGGCAAGATTGAGATGATTGCTCGAATCTTTGCTGAAACAGGCGTTAAGTCGTTGTTCAAAGGCATCTTGCATCTTCTCTGCAAGTACCAAGACAAGCCTCGCATCATCCGTATGCGCGGTCAGTACGTTCAATTTGACCCACGTGAGTGGTCGAATCAGTACGATGTTGACATTAACGTAGGCTTGGGCGCTGGCAACCGTCAGGAACAAATGGCAATGCTCAACATGGTTCTTGCTAAACAAGAGCAAATCTTGGGTCAAATGGGGTCAGCTAATCCATTGGTGACAATGGGTCAGTACCGCAATACTTTGGGTCGTATGGTTGAAGCTGCTGGATTCAAGGATTCTGCGGAGTTCTACAAATCAATCAGCCCAGAGCAAGATCAGATGATGAGCCAGCCACAGCCTCAACAGCAACAAATGCCGCCTGAAATCCAAGCGTACATGGCTAAGACACAGGCTGACATTCAGGCTCAACAGATGAAAGCTCAAGCTGACATTGAGTTGTCGCAACAAAAAGCCGCCGCTGAGTTGCAGTTGATGCGTGAAAAGAACGCTGCTCAACTCCAGTTAGAGCGTGAGAAAGCCGCTGCAAGTCTTCAACTGAAAGAAGAAGAATTCATGGCTGAGGCTCGATTGAAGGCGATGAAGGTCGGCGCTGGAATTACGTCAAACGTGGAGATTCCTGGGTGATTGAGTACAGAACGTCTGACTTAAACATTGACGACATTAAAGGACTTCTTGAGAAGTTCATTGATGAAAGCGTGTTTGAGTCAGATGTTTCTGTTGAAGGCATAAATGGAATAGTCAGCAATGACAACTTCTTGAAGATAGTTGCGTATGACACTGTTCCAGTTGGTGTGTTCATTGGAGTTAAGTACAAACATCCGATATTTAGAGCTTCTCTAATATCTGATGACCTGCTAATGTTTGTTGACAAATCTCATAGAGGTAGCATGATTGCTTGCAGATTTGTTAAGAAATACGAGAAGTGGGCAAAGGACTCTGGTGTTCGCTATGTAAGACTTGGTAATTCGACTGGTTCTGGTGACATAGAAAAGACGGGTAGATTCTATGAAAGCCTCGGATTTAAGAAAGTTGGATTCAACACAATGAAAGAGGTTTGATATGTGTGGTGGTGGAATACCAGTTGTTAGCGATGCTTGGGATGCCGTTAGCGATCTTGGAAGCGGCCTTGAAGACGTTGTTCGAGATATTGGCAGTGGCGCTGAAGACGTTGTTCGTGACGTTGGAAGCAGCGTTGATGATTTTGTAAACGACACAATTCCTGGTGGCTGGACGACTGTTGCACTTCTTACTGCTGGTGCTTACTATGCCCCTGAAATTGGAGCATGGATGAGCGCAGACGGTGAAACTCTTGCAACAGCAGAAGAAGTGGCAGCAGCAGATGCCGCCACTGCATCCGCTGGCTCAACTGGTACTGGTTTGGCAGCAACAGGGGGAGAGGGTTTAGTTGGTGGTACGACTGCAAACTTAGGCTCTATGGGTGGCGCTCAAGGTTTAACAGGTGCAGCAACATCTGGTGCGACTATTGGAGAAGCTGGCGGAACTCTAGCAAGCGGTGGTGTTGGTTCAGGAATTGGTAGCACTATTGGCTCTGGTACTGGTACTGCTGCAACTGGAGTGACTCTGAAGAATGTTGCAGATGCCGCAAGGATAGGAACACTTGTAAACGCAATTGCAGGTGACCCGCTTGGTCTTGGTGGTGAAACTGGCGGTGACGCTGGTGGAGTGTCTGGATTCGGACAAGTTGGAATCCCTGTTGAGTGGAAATCTCCGACATACACATACAGTCCAGTTCAAAACATTACTTTTGAAGACTTGTTCCCTGGCGTATCATTGCAAGGCACACAATGGCAAGGTCTGCAAGGCGCACAGCCGAACATGACTTTTAACGATATGTTTGCTGCTGGACAACAACAAACGCCAATGGGTACGCCTGTTGACATTAACCAGATCGTAGGTTCAATCCTTGGACAAAACGCAAAAAGCTAAAAACCTGCTTCTTGATGACTTCTTTAAAGGTGAGATTGAAGCCTTGAAGTCAATTGAGATGCAAAAGATCATCCATTCACAGCCGCATCAGGTTGATGAAAGAGAAGTTGCGTATATGAAAATAAACGCATTACAATCTGTTATAGGACATTTTGAATCTTTGGCTGCTACAAAGCAGATCAACGAGAAAAAGTGGAAAATCCTGTAACCCGTGGTCTACGGTTTAGACTGACAATTTGGGAATCAAATGAGCGAAAACACGACACCGCAAGGTAGTGGGCCGCTGACGGTGGACACAGCCGCAGCAGCATTTCTAGGCATGATGGATGCAGCAGAGGGCGCTGAAAACAGCCAACCTGAACCTGAAGAAGCAGCCGAGGAATATGTTGAGGAATCTGAGTCCGAGTTGGTAGATTCTGAAGAAGCTGAAGAACAGCCTACGCGCAAATTCAGGGTGAAAGCCGCTGGAGAAGACCGCGAAGTAACTGAGACTGAGCTTATTGAGGGCTACCAATTAGGCGCAGATTACACCAAGAAAACCCAGAAACTTGCTGAAGAACGCAAGGCGGTGGAAGCCGAACGAGCGAAAATTCAGGAAGCGAACAAATTAAGAGATCAGTACGCCCAACGTCTGCAAATGATGGAGCAATTTCTCCAGCAACAGAACAAAGGTGAAAATCTTGAAGCCCTAAAGGAAGTTGACCCAATCGGCTATGCCGTGAAGGTGGCTGAACAGGCACAACGAGAGAAACAGTTAGCAGTCCTGCAACAAGAACAGCAACGCATTGCACAACAGCAACAAGCCGAGCAATCTGAGCGCCTGCAAAGTCATCTCGCTGAAGAAAGTCAAAAGTTGACTAGCCTAATCCCTGGTTATGGCGACCCCAAACAAGGCGACCAAATCCGCAAGGATATTCGTGAGTACGCCAAGTCTGTCGGTTGGTCAGACCAAGAGCTTGCAAGTTTGTACGATTCTCGCGCTGTTTTGAATCTGTATCATGGTATGAAGTACCAACAACTTCAGAGCAAAAAGCCTCAGATCGCTAAAAAGATTGAGTCTGCTCCTAAGATGTTGAAAGCTGGCACTTCTAACCCACGAAATGCAGAAGCAGAACAAAACAAAAAACTGCACTCGCAGTTGCGTAAAACTGGCAATGTCCGTGACGCAGCTCGAGTTTTTGAAAAATTCTTGTAATCGGAGCTAAAAAATGGCTACATATCAAACCTACCAATCTATCGGTAACCGCGAAGACCTGTCTGACGTTATTTATGACATCAGCCCCACCGACACCCCATTGTTGAACACTTTGGCTCGTGCTAAAGCAACTGCTGTTTACCATGAGTGGCAAACTGACAGCTTGGCTGCTGCTACAACTGCCAACGCTGCTGTTGAAGGTGCTGACGCTTCTGACGCTACCATGTCGCCCACAACTCGTTTGGGTAACTACACTCAGATCGTTCAAAAGACCATCAAAATCTCTGGCACTTTGGAGTCTGTGGACAAAGCTGGTCGTAAGAGCGAAAAGGCTTACCAATTGAGCAAGGCTTCTGCCGAACTCAAGCGCGACATTGAAACCATCTTGACTGCCAACCAAGGTAAGTCTGCTGGTGATTCGTCTACTGCTCGCACTTTGGGCGCAATGTTGTCTTGGATTAAGACCAACACAAACAAGTCTTCTGGCACTACTGCTGGTGTTGACCCAACTACTGCTGGTACTTCTACCCGTACTGATGGCACTCAACGCGCCTTTACTGAAACCATCTTGAAGGATGTGATTCAGAAGGTTTACAGCTCTGGTGGCAACCCAAAGATTTTGATGGTTGGCCCATTCCAAAAGCAAGCTGTGTCTGCTTTCGCTGGTATCGCTGCTCAACGCTTCATGGCTCCTGCTGATGCTCCTACGACCATCATCGGCGCTGCTGACGTTTACATGAGCGACTTCGGTACGATCTCTGTTGTGCCTAACCGCTTCATGCGTACCCGCGATGCTCTGGTGCTTGACCCAGAATACGCAGCAGTTGCTTACCTGCGCCCATTCGCCACAAACGAATTGGCTAAAGCTGGTGACAGCGAGAAGACTCAGATCATCGCTGAGTTGACATTGGAAATGCGTAACGAAGCAGCTCACGGTATCGCTGCTGACTTGTCCACTTCTTAATCAAACTGGGGGGCTAATCACCCCCCTTTTCTTATGCGCGAAATAGCAAATCAAAACGGCAAACTGACTAATTTCCATGATCTCGATGGAAAGTATTTCATTGAGACACAGCAAGACATTAGTGGAATCATTGAGAGCAACAAAGCTCAATTCAATGCCATTGATGAAAATGCCAAGTGGGGTGAGTTCACAAAGGTAGCTAGTCTGCCAAACGCTCTGATTGATGACTTGAACAAACAAGGCATCATGCGAGGTTTTGCTGTGATGGATGAAAAAAGATTTCGAGCCTTCTTGAATCACCCTGATAATCGGTTCTTTAGAACTCGACCAGGACAGCTATGAAGGTTGCTATTTGCGTTCCATGCCGTGACACCGTAATGACAGGTTTTGCCTTTGACTTGGCAAAACTTTGTGCTTATGAAGGTGTTACTCGGTGCGCTAAAGGCGGCTCGTTGATGATTTATCAAGTGCCTGGCACATTGATTTTTAATCAGCGTGAACGACTTGCAGAACAAGCAATCAAGGATGGCGCTGACGCTATTCTATGGATTGACTCTGATATGCGTTTCCCAAAGGATGCGCTTCAGATTCTCTTGTCTCGTAAGTTGCCTATTGTTGGAGTTAACGCTACAACTCGCAGATTCCCATGTTTGCCTACTGCTTTGGACATTGACCACGAGAAAAATGATCTCGTTAAGGTGACAAGCAAAGACAAGACAGGACTTGAGCAAGTTATGGGCGTTGGTTTTGGAATGGTTCTTGTACGAAAAGAAGTATTCCAAAAGACAGAAAAACCTTGGTTTTGGTTTGAACAGACCGACAAAGGTGGGACAATTGGGGAAGATATTTACTTCTGTGCAAAGGCGTTTGACGCTGGTTTCAAGACTGTTGTAGACCACGATCTTTCAAAGCACATTAGGCATATCGGAACTTATGAATATGGTTGGGATGATGTATGAGCATTGCCAGTTACTCAGAATTGCAGACAGCGGTAGCTAGTTATCTGGCGCGTACAGACTTAACTAGCCAAATCACCGATTTCATTCGGTTTGCTGAACTGCGCTTGCGCCGTGAGTTGCGCATCCGTCAAATGTTGAAGTCTGTGACGACTACAACAACAAGCGGCGACTCTACTGTTGAGTTGCCTAGTGATTTCTTGGAGATCAGGGACTTTATTGTTTCTACAAATCCAGTTCAGCCTTTGACTTACTCAAGCCCATCAGCGTTTAGCCGTAATGCTCGCACGACTGAAAGCGGCAAGCCACTTGATTACACGATCTTGGCTAACGAGTTCCAACTGGCTCCTATCCCTGATTCAGCCTATACGGTAAAACTGCTGTACTACGCTGCTCCTACGTTCTTGAGCGATTCAAACACAAGCAACGCGTTTGTGGCTAATGCGCCTGACGCCTTGCTTTATGCTTCTTTGATTGAAGCCGAGCCATTCTTGATGAATGACGCTCGAATCAATACATGGGGAACTATGTATGACCGCGCAATCTCTACCCTGACAAAATCTGACGAATCATCGCAGTATTCAGGCGTTCCACTTTCAATGACACTTGCAACGAGGTAATCATGTCTGAAATGTCAAACTACTTGGAAAACGCATTGGTTAATGCAGTTCTCCGCAACACAAGCTACACAAGCCCTGCCACAGTCTATTTGGCGCTCTACACAAGCGACCCAACTGACGCAGACGCAGGTACAGAGGTGTCTGGCACTTCTTACGCTCGTCAATCAATCACTTTTGGTTCGCCTTCTAATGGTGTGACTACAAACAGCGCAGCAATTGAGTTTCCTCAAGCTGGTGGCTCATGGGGAACGATTACACATGTTGGTATCCGTGATGCTGAGACAACTGGAAACTTGTTGTTTCACACCGCTTTGGATGCTTCTAAGACGATCTCCACAGGTGACGTTTTCCGCATCGCATCAGGTTCATTGAGCGTGACATTGGCGTGATATGGCTGACTTGCTCCCGCCGTGGACAATTGACAGCCTAGATAACCTCAAGGCTAGTCTTGATGACTTAACGCTGTCTCTTGACAGTGAGTTATACGAAACTTCTGTCACTCTGTGGGATGCTTACGGTTCTATATCGACAAGCGCATCAGTTTCAGCACTTGCTGGAATTGCCGCAAATGCTTCTGCATCAGTTTCATGCGCAGCATCAGTTTCATGTGATTCTCAGGTCGTTATCTATGCAAGCGCATCAATAACAAGCTCTGCAAGCGCATCTTGTGATGCTGTAAGGGTTGCTATTGGCAACGCATCAATAACTGCTTCTGCATCTGTTTCTGCTGCTGCTAAACGCATTGCTATTGCATCCGCTGAAATTTCTTGTCAGGCGACTGTTTCAGCTTTTGGCGGAATACTGTTTGATGCTAGTGCTGATATTGATTCAAGCGCATCTGTTTCTGCTGACGCAATAAGAGTTTGCATTGCTGACGCTTCAATTGACGCATCTGCAACTGTCACAGCATTGGGCGGTATTACGGCTGATGGCATTGCATCTGTAACCTGTGACGCTACATTTGGAGCAAATGCTTATGCGGTACTCGACTTTATTGGGTCTGTGGACTGCAACAGCATTGTTGTTTGCAATGGGGTGCGTGTGGGTGATAATTGGTCTAACGTGCCAGTTAGCACAGATGCTTGGGCTGATGTGTCGCAAAATGGCAACACTTGGTCGGAAATGAGTGAAAGCTCAAATTCTTGGTCAGATGTTGCGAGTAATTCAAACACTTGGGCGCAGACTGCCTCAAGTTCAAACACTTGGCTGAGACAATGACAATACAACGAGTTCCATTAGGTGAGTGGTTACCAGATCAGCCAGGTCTGATTGGTGCTATTACCAAAGCCCAAAACTGCTACCCAACACAGACAGGCTATGCGCCTTTCCCGTCTGAGGCTGACTTGTCTGCTGCGGCTGACGAGAATCTGATGACATTGGCCTACTCAAAAGACCAATCAGGCACGATCAAGCTGTTTGCGGCAGGTCAAGACAAGATTTACACCGTTGACTCTGTTGGCGCTTTGACACCTGTTTGGTACACGGCAGGCACATACGATCAGGCTGGTTCTACCACTTTGACCGTTACTGCTACTGCTCACGGCTGGAAGACAGGTGACTCTGTTTATCTGAACTTCACAAGCGGAACAGCGGTAGATGGTGATTTTACAATTACCAAGATTGACGCAAACAGCTTTAGCGTTACAACAACATCGGCGACAACAAGCGGAAACGTAAGAATCTCGTCAACATCTTCAGGGCTTAACACTCCTGCTGGTCAACGCATCAGATTCACTCGATTCGGAAATCGCACAATTGCTGCTAACTTTGGTGATCGACTTCAGTCGTTTGTGGCTGATGACAGCACATCTTTCCGTAATCTTGCTGACAATGCGCCAATTGCTAAGTTTGTTACTGTGGTTCGTGACTTTGTGGTTGCGGCAAACACTACTGACAACTCAGGCGACTACCCTTATCGCGTTCAATGGTCTGGGATTAACGATGAAACAACGTGGACTACTAGTCAGATCACTCAAGCTGATTATCAAGACATTCCTGATGGTGGTCATATTACTGGCATACGCGGTGGCGAGTTTGGTCTTATCCTGATGGAAAAGGCAATCCACCGTATGAGCTACGTTGGTACGCCTTTCGTGTTCCAGTTTGACAACATCAGCCGTGAAAAGGGTTGCATTGCATCTGGCTCTGTTGGTCAATATCAAGGCTTGACGTTCTTCTTGTCTGATGATGGTTTTTATCTGTGTGACGGTCAACAAGTCGTGCCAATCGGTGCTGAAAAGATTGATCGTTTTTTCTTTAGTGATGCTGACCCTGACTTTTCAACAATGTCATGCGCTGTTGACCCATTCCGTAAGCTAGTCTTGTGGAACTACAAAAACAGATTTGCAGAGCGCAGGTTATTGGCTTACAGCTTCACAACAAAAAAGTGGTCTTCAATGATTACAACTGCTGACTACATTTCTGACGCTACAACAGCATCGGTAACGCTTGAGGAATTGGACAGCATCAGCGCATCAATTGATGCTTTGGAAGTTTCTTTGGACTCAAACCAATACGCTGGTGGCAAATACTTCTTGGGGGGCACTACTGGAACGAAAGTCATTACTTTCAACGGAGCTAACAAAACAGCGACCATTGAAACAGGAGACATTTCTACTGGTGGCAGATCATTGGTTAACTTGGCTCGACCACAGATTGATGGCGGCTCTGCATCAGTTGCTTTGGCTTCTCGTACATTGCTTGGTGATGCTGTGACATTTGGCACAAGCACACATGCTGACTCTGATAACAGGGTTTCCCTACGAGGTTCAGGAAACTATCATCGAATCCAAGTTACACCAACTGGTGACAACTGGAAAATGGCTGTGGCTGTTGATATTGACGTTATTCCACAAGGGGCGCGTTAATGTTTCGCACACTACCCGTATTTGGTGGAGATCAAAGGGCTGTTGCGGAAATAGTCAATGGCATTATGAATGGCAAGACAAACAATCACGGTACTGTGACTCTTGCCACTGGTAATGCCACATCTACAACGATCTATGACGAGCGAATTAGTCCTGACAGCAAAATAGTTGTCATCCCTTTTTCTGCTGCTGCTTTTACTGACTCAACGCCTTATGGCGCGTTCCAAGATTCAACAGACCAAACTGCGGCATCTACGACTACGGCATACGCTGTGACGTACAACACAACAGATTTTTCTAATGGGATTTCTGTTGTAAGCAACTCAAGAATTACTGCAAAAAGTTACGGAATTTATAACTTTCAATTTAGTTTTCAGTTTGTTAATACTGACACGCAGATTCAAGACGTAGATGTTTGGTTTGCAAAGAACGGAACAAACATTGCAAACTCAAATAGTCGGTTTTCTATTCCAAACTCGCATGGTGGCGTAGATGGGCATTTGATTGCAGCAATGAATTTTTGGGTTGAAATGCAAGCTAATGATTACGTTGAGATCATGTGGCGCACAACTAGCACAGCAGTATCAATTCAGCAGATTCCATCTCAGACAAGCCCAACACGACCTGCAACGCCTTCAGCCATTGTGACAGTCAACTTTGCCTCGTCAAATGGAACAAACGCTGCTGGCGATTATGGTGTTTACGCTAGTTCGCAGACAAAGGGTGAGGCTGTGTTGACTCATTTTGCAAACTCCACATCAAACAAAACTTACGCTTACATAATCGTAGGGTAGTGTATATAATGGCTCCGTGGATGACCCGCTACGGAGTCCTTTGAAAAGAAAGGTGCTTTTATGGCAGTCGGAACCACAACATCCACACAAACAACGCAGATTGACCCAACAATCCAACCATATCTGAAGTATGGTCTGGAAGAAGCTCAACGCTTGTACCAAGCTGGTGGCCCAAAGTTCTTTACTGGTCAGGCTTATGTTGGCCCATCTCAAGCCACACAAACAGGCTTAGAGGCTTTGCAAGCTCGCGCTGGTGCTGGTAGTCCTTTGACTGGTGCTGCTCAGAATCAACTGTATGGCACTATCCAAGGCGATTACTTGGGTGGCAATCCATTCTTTCAAGGTGCTTTCCAACCTGCCGCACAAGCTGCAACTGATGCCTTTAACACGGCTATCGGTAACGTAACTTCTGCCGCATCAAAGGCGGGTCGTTATGGCTCTGGCGCTATGCAAAACTTGCAAACTGCTGCCGCTGGTCAACTTGCACAGAAACTCACAGGTACGGCTGGACAGTTGGCCTATGAGAACTACGCAAATGAACGCGCTCGTCAACAACAGGCAACATTTGGTGCGCCATCGTTGGCTGAGGCTGATTACGCTGACATTAACAAGATGCTTGCTGCTGGTCAGTTGGGTGAAGGCTACCAACAAAAGGCGTTGGATGCTGCGATGCAAAAGTATGCTTACGAGCAAAACTTGCCACAACAGCAATTGACGAACTATCTGAACCAAACCTACGGTTTCCCTGCTGGCAAGACTTCAACAACACAACAGCCTTACTTTACTAACCCAACTGCTACTGCTTTGGGTACTGGTTTGCTTGGCGTTCAGTTGTTGAGTGGCGTTGATAAATTGGGCGGTGGTGACACTCTGAACAAAGGCTGGAACTGGCTTTCAAGCGGTTGGGGTGGAAGCGCAGGCGGTGGAGTAGGTGGCTCTGGATATGACTGGAGTGGTTTAGGTTCAGTCGATACATCTGCATGGATGGGCTAAAAACATGGCACTCTTAGATTCTTTTTATGGCGAAACGCCCTCATATCTTGGTGGCTTGCTTGGAGCTGATGAACTTGCTCGATTGAAAGAACAAGCTCAAAGCCAATCCAATTTGGGTATGGCTGCTGCTTTGCTTCAAGCTGGCGCTCCAAGCCGTACACCTACTGGTGGCGCTTTGGCTATTGCTCAAGGTCTGCAACAAGGTCAACAACTCTACAAACAGGCTTTGAACCAAGGGCTGCAAGAGAAGATGGCTGGTATGCAAGTGCAAGAGTTGATGCGCAAACAACAAGAAGCTGAGGCTATGCGTCAGTTCTTGCCTAAACTTATTCAGCCTGGCGCTGTTGAACAAAACTGGTCTGGCGCTCCTGAGCAAATTGGTCAGTATTTCAAAACTGGTCAAGTTCCAACAACTCAAGCTCCTAGCACGATCAACCGTGAGGCTTTACAGCGTTTGGCTTTGGTTTCTCCTGAGACTTATGCTAAATATAAACCTGAATACAAAGAAGTAAATGGTCAATTGGTTGAGATTTCTCCATTAGGCGGAATTACAACTGTTGCAGGTCAAGCAAAAGAGGATTTGGCTGGCCCTGTAAAGCAGGCAATGCAAGTGCTTGGAATTAACAAACCATTTGCTGAAGTAACTCCACAAGAGCGTTCAATGATTGGAAACTACATTGACCGTCAAGAATCTTTGAAAGCTCCAAAGGTTGCTGTTGACTTGAAAGACCCGACAGCAGTTGCAAAAGCTCAGGCTGATTTGCTTAAAGATTGGCGTGGTGTTGTGAAAGACAGCGGCGCAACTGAAATTGCAAACCGCTTTGTTTCTCTTGGCGCTGCCATGAATGAGGCAAACAAAGGCAATAAAGCTGCTGACGGTGCAATCATTTACAACATCGGCAAGATTTATGACCCATCTGGCGCTGTGCAAGAAGGTGATAAAAACACAATTCTTGGCAATCGCTCAATTCCTAATGAGGTTAAGGCATACGCTCAGAAAGTGTTTGAAGGCGGTTCGTTGTTGCCTGAAGAACGCCAAGGTCTATATGCTGTTGCTGGCTCTATGGTCAAGCAACGTCAGAAACAATTGCAAGCAGACCAAGCAAACTACAAGTCATTGGCTACACAATTGGGTGGAACAGGCGATTACATCAAAGACCCATTTGCAGATGTTTTTAGTCCAAAAGTTGAGCAGAATCCTGTTTTTGACTTGGGTTCTGCCAAAGCTCAAGCCGCTGAAATTCTCAAGAAACGCAGAGGTCTTTAATGAATCCTGATCTCACATTGCTATCTGATAAAGACTTAGAGGCTCTTTCTTCAGGAAAGATTGAGCTAATGTCTGATGCTGGATTGGCAATTCTTGCTGGTGAACAGCCAAAGGTTGCTCCTAAGAAAATGACAGCGAAAGAGGAATTGCAGTCTGCTTTTGGTTTTGATAAGCCAAAGCCTCAAACTCAATCTGCTGGTGATCTTCTGCGTAACCTTGGTTTAACTGCTCGCGGCGCTTTAACTGGTGCTGCATCGTTGCCAGCCATGATTGCTGACGTTCCTGCAAGCCTTGTAAACCTTGCTGCTGGTCGTCAAATCTACAAGCCACAAGCAGAGGCTTTTGGTGATTTGCTATCTGCCCTAGGCGCTCCAAAAGCTGAAACTCCAGCAGAACGCCTGATGACCGAATCCGCTGCTGCTATTGGTGGTGTTGCTGCTCCTGCTGGATTGGCAAATCGAGTGAGTCAGGCTGTTGCTCCACAATTGGCAACTCGCACACAAGAATTGGCAAGATTCTTTGGTGAAAATGTACCTGCTCAAGTTGCTGCTGCTACTGGTGGTGCATTGGCTGGTGGCGCTGCGCGTGAAAGCGATGCAAGCCCATTGATGCAATTGATTGCTAGTATTGGTGGAGCTGCAACTCCAGCAGGTGCAATGGCTCTTGGCCCTGCTGTTGGTCGTGCGGCAAAAGAAGTTGTGCGCCCAGGTACTCAGGCTGGTCGTGAAGCTATTGCAGGTGGTGTGTTGCGTCAATTGTCTCGTGAGCCTGAGGCTGCAATTAAAGCAATGGAAGGCTATCAAGCACCTGTTTCTGGTTACACACCAACAGCAGCGCAAGCAAGCCGTGACGTTGGTTTGATTGCAGCAGAAACTCCAATCAGAGCATTTGACGTAACTGGTAAGTTTGGCGCTCAAGCAAGCCAAGCAAATCAAGCTCGTATGGCTATCCTTGATAGATTGGCTAAAGACAAGGCTGCTGTTGAATCTGCTGTTACAAAACGTGATGAAGTAACTTCTCCATTGCGTGAAGAAGCATTTGCAAAATCAACAGTAAGCCCTGAGACTTTCCAATCTGCTGTTGCGTTGAACGTAAACAAGACGATTGATGACATTCTTACCTCAAATGCTGGCGCTCGTGGAACAGTCAAAAAGACTATGACATGGGCTAAAGAGCAATTGGCTGAAGGTACTACTCCAGAGCGTCTTTATGAAGTCCGTAAAGACTTGCGTAGTGCTGCACAAGGACTTTTGGATAAAGAAGGTTCTCAGTACAGCTTGGCAAAAGGACAGCTTGAGCAAGTTATCAAGGCTGTTGACGATACGATTGAAGCTGCTGCGCCTGGCTACCAAGCATATTTGAAGAAATACGCTCAATCTAGCAAAGGTATTGAAAAGTTAGAAGCTGCTCAAGAGTTCCGTGGCAAAGTACTATCAACCACACCAGACCCATCTGGCGTGTCTGATTACATGATTTCACAGCCTTCGTTTACACGCGCAATTCGCAATGCTGAGAAAGAGACTAATCTTTCAAACACCCAATTGGCTGTTTTGAAGAAAGTTGCTCAAGACTTAGATTCTGGTGTGTTGAATCGTGCGGTTAAGACACCTGGCTCTGATACATTCAAGAATCTAAGCACAGCAAATATCATTGGCGCTTTCATTGGCAAACAAATGTTTGGTGAAGTTCCAGCAGCAGTAAACAAAGTTGCTGCGCCTTTGAATTGGCTCTATAACGGCACAGACGATCAGATTCGTGAGTTGCTGGTAGATGCCATGCTTGACCCAAAACTTGCGTCTAAACTGATGACTAAGGCATCTGTCGTAAGTGTTGAGCCACTTAGCAAAGAACTTCAACGCAAAGCCATTGCCGCTGGTTATGGCGCTTCATTTGGATTAACGGAGAGATAAGAATGTCAAAAGACAAAATCAGCGATTACAGCGCAACGGCAAACTCAAACACCGACATTGCTGGCATCAACATTGACGAGGGCTGTGCTCCAAGTGGCATTAACAATGCCATTCGCACATTGATGAAGCAAATCAAAGACCTATATGCTGGCACAAGTGGTGATAAATGGCCTGTTACTGCTGGCGGTACTGGTGGAACAACTGCATCTGAAGCTCGTACAAACCTTGGTTTGGCTATCGGTACAGACGTTCAAGCATACGATGCACAGTTGACAGACATTGCTGGATTGACACCAACTGATAACGGTGTTGTGATTGGCAATGGAACTAACTTTGTTGTTGAGTCTGGCGCAACATTAAAGACTTCTCTAGGTCTGACAATCGGAACAGATGTTCAGGCTTATGACGCTGATCTTACATCCATTGCAAACTCAGGCAAGGGAGATCAGATTGCTTCGTATGGTACTTATGGAGTAGGCTTCAAGAACCGCATCATCAATGGTGCGATGATGATTGACCAGCGTAATGCGGGGGCTAGTGTTACAGTCAACTCGACAACAGGTTACGTCTTAGACCGCTGGACTACAGGCATAACTCAAAATGGAAAGCTTACGTCACAGCAAAATGCTGGCGCAGTAACTCCGCCTGTTGGATTTAAAAACTACCTCGGGTTTACTTCAACTTCTGCTTATTCAGTTTTATCTACGGATATTTTTGCTGCATTTCAAAAAATTGAAGGATTTAACACTGCTGATTTAGCTTGGGGAACAGCAAATGCTGCAACCGTAACCATTTCGTTTTGGGTTCGCAGCTCTTTGACTGGTACGTTTGGTGGCGCATTAAACAATGCTTTAGGTAACCGTTCATACCTATTTACTTACACAATCTCCGCTGCAAATACTTGGGAACAAAAAACCATTACTGTTGCTGGAGATACATCAGGAACATGGGCTACCGACAATAGTTGTGGTATTCAACTCAACTTTGGTTTGGGAGGTGGATCAACTTATTCTGCATCAGCGGGCTCTTGGCAGGCTGGCGCATATTACACAGCAACAGGCGCAACCAGCGTTGTCGGTACATCTGGAGCCACCTTCTACATCACAGGCGTTCAACTAGAAAAAGGCAGCACAGCCACATCGTTTGACTACCGCCCGTATGGTACTGAGTTGGCTTTGTGTCAGCGGTATTATCAAGTCGTTCGCGCCACTTGGAGTGGTAACACAACAAACGCTGAAAATTACAGTGCAACAGTTGCCTTTCAAGCAGCTATGCGTTCATCCCCAACAGGCACATCCACCGATGTGACTACTCTAGGGTTTAATGCAGGTGGCTCGTTTACAGATTTAGCTGCATCTGGCGCAAGATTTGTAGGTACTGCAAATACAACCAATACGGGGAGAATTATGGTTCGTGATTGTTTACTTTCTGCGGAGTTATAAATGTACAAACTTCTTCCAAAAACAGAACTTGGCGATGAGAAATGTCTAGTCCGTCTATCAGATAATGCCTTTATCCCGTTCGATTCTGCCAACACAGACTACCAAGCCTATTTGAAATGGCTGGAAGAAGGCAACACGCCTTTACCTGCTGACGAGGCTCAGTAATGGCAACAATTGACGAAACTGAAGCTCGTCTAAACAGCCATGAAGCTGTTTGTGCAATGCGTTATGAGCGCATTAACGAACAGTTTGAAAGCGGTAAGAAACGCATGGACAAGATGGAATATCTAATCTATGCGGTTCTTGCTTCTGTGCTGTTTGGCCCTGGCGTAGCTGCTGAGTTCTTTAAACGCTTAATCGGCTTGTGAGGTTGCTATTGACCCAATTTCCCTTCTCATGGCAGCACAGGCAGCAGTTGCGGCAGTCCGCAAAGGCTGTGAGATGCTGTCTGAAGGGAAGGCTGAGATTAGCAAGCTCAAGTCAACCGTAGAGAAGGGTATTGGGGATGCCAAAGCAATCTACAAAGAGGTCACGGGTTTATGGTCGTGGATTCTTGGTTTATTTGGCAAGCAAGAAAAGAAGTCAGTTGCTATTGCTGAACCCGTTAAGACTGAAGCGATTGTCCAAGCGCCAAAGCGTTTGCCCAAGCCTAATCGAGAGCTTAGTTATGAGGAATACCAGACACAAGCCATTCATCAGGTTTGTGAGCAACTGAAAACATTTTTTGAGATTCGCAGGAATCTAAAAGCACACTGTCTTGAGCTGGAAGAAATCTCAAAGACGACAACGACAATTGAAGACAGTGCGATTGACAGGGTGGAAATCGAGCTTCAGCTTGAAAACATGACTGTTCAAATCAGGGAAGCGATGGTTTATGCGCCGAAAGAACTTCGTGCCATATACAGCAGATTCCTTGAGATGTACGACCTAATCTTGGAAGAACAAGAGTTTGCAAGGCAACTCAAACGGAAGAACGAAAGAGATGCTAAATGGCAACGCGAACTCCTACGCAATCACAGGGTAGATCGGGCGGTGGTATCGGCTCTAGTCTTTCTTCTAGTTCTGTGGATGTGGGGGTTCATGCTGTCGCTAGGATGGCTCGTGAAGACACACGGTGGTTCGTCGTCGGTGTAGTCACGCTATCCATTGTGTTGTTTTTGGCGTTGCCCGTGTCTATGTTGGTCGTGGTTGACTACATGAAACTTAGAGCTGAGATGCAGCATGAAATAAGGCAGATTCGGAAACTTAAACAAGAGCTGAAAGGAAAGAATGAAAAAGCTGTTGCTGATAAGCCTGTTGCTGGTAGCGGGGTGTGAAGACCGTTGGAGATATTTTTGTCAAGACCCAAAGAATTTTCAACAAAAAAGATGCCAACGCCCAGACTGTCTATTCACACAAGACTGCCCTGATTACCTTGTTGCTCCTGTCTTGGAAAAGCAAGCACAACAACCTCAATCTACATCTTCGGAGACTAAATGAAATCTTTTGAAATTCAATCCGTTGAAGAACTAGTAAAACTTATCCAAGTTATTGTTTGGGGCATTGTTGTCTTTGTCCTAATGATGGTTCTTGGCGGCATTGTTGCCACCATGTTGTACTCAGTCACATTTGTGCAACAGCCTTTAAAGGCAATGGCTCCTATTGACATGGCATATACCAAGATGCTTAACGACATTGTTTTGATCTTGGCTAGTAGCGTAACAACCATTGTCAGTATGTTTGCTGTCAATAAAGGTATTCAATCTGCTGCTGAAAAAATTGCTCCTACTCTTGGAAATCCACCCCCACAGCCACAAGCCGTAGCACCTAGCACTGCCCCAGTGACTACGGCAAGCGGGGCAATGCCTGATTTCAACTGGATGGGTACATCTCAGGTGCAGTTTGATGAGGAGTGGAGAGCGCCACCACCGCCAACAACTCCACCAAATCACCTTGAGCCAGAGCATGAGCGTGAGGAATTGGCACTAGCAAGGGCAGGTGAGCGATGATGCCTAATCCTTGGCTAATCATTGGAGCCATTGCGTTTGTGATGGCTTCTTACTTCTATGGACACCATGCAGGCTTTGTTGATCGTGACAACGAGATGCAAGCTGAAATCGCTAGGCTAAATGCTGAGGCGCGTGAAAAAGAGCAACAACTTGCTCAAGACTTGAACAACACATCTTCACAATTGAAAGAGGCAAACGATGCTGTCACTAAAAAACAGTCTGATCTTGACCGCCTTATTAACTCTGGCAGGGTGCGGCTCAACGCCACAGGTTGCCCACAAGGGAGTGCAAATTCCACCACTACCAGTGGAAATAACGAGGCAGGAACCGAATCTGAGCGAGAGACTTTACGACTTATTGCTGAAATCGCAGCAGAAGGCGACAGAGCCATCAACAAGCTCAACGCCTGCATCACAGCCTATGAACAAGTCAGGAGCCAAGTAAATGACAGTAACCGCTGAACAACTAGCAAAACTGCATATTGGCGCTCAATGGGTTGATGCGCTTAATGAGACTTTTGAGCGTTTTGGTATTGCGTCTAAGAATCAACAAGCTGCGTTCATTGGACAGTGTGGGCATGAGTGCGGAAACTTCAAAATCCTTGAGGAGAATTTGAACTACCGCGCTGCCACTTTAATGAAGCTGTGGCCTAAACGCTTTCCTACACAAGAAGTTGCAAATGCTTACGAGAAGAACCCTAAGAAGATCGCCAACATGGTTTACGCCTCACGCATGGGCAACCGAGATGAAGCGTCTGGCGATGGTTATCGTTTTAGGGGTCGTGGGTGCATCCAGCTTACTGGTCATGCTAACTATTTTCACGCTGGTAAGGCATTGGGCGTTGATTTTGTTATGCAGCCTGATCTTGTGGCAACTCCAAAGTATGCTGCTTTAACAGCTGGCTGGTTCTGGTCAACTCACGGCTGTAATGAGATTGCTGATCGTGGAGATTGGACTCAGTTAACCAAGAAAATTAACGGTGGCACGATTGGTCTTGATGACCGTATCAAGCACACGAACGAGGCTTTAGCTGTCCTTCAATCTTGAACAGCAAGCAAGGCGAACACTATTCCAAAAACAATCCCAAACGCAAGAACGCCAACGAATAGAAATCTGATGATTGCGATGATGTTATCCATGCTTGTGTTCCCTTGCCTCACCTAGCGTTTGAAAATACTCATCACAGCGGTTGCAACGCCAGAGCCTTTGTTCTCTGACAGTTGCAAGTCGCTGTTCCCTATTTCTCCATCCCACGATTACTCGTGAATCGCCCCGAAAACTTGTCACGGGTTCGATGTTGGCTGGCAGTTTTATAGTGGTTAGGTTCTTCATTTTGCAAAAAGTAAGCTAGATCATTTGCAGGTTTAGCTATTTTATTTGCTATCTTGGTTTTCTTGGGTTTCTCCACTGTCTCCCACTTGGGCCAAGGTGCGTTCGGTGCTAGAACTGTCTTGTACTGGTTCATTCTTTTTCTTTCTAAAGATCATGTCGTAGTTGTCAGAATACTTCTCGTAGTCTGGCATTGGTCTTGGTGCGCTGCCTTTGCCGCTCATTCTTGCCTCGCTTTCAGCATTGCGTCTGCTACTGCGTATGACAAATTTGCAACCAAATCAGAAGTTACATCGCCAACAGTTCCTGATGGAGTTCTTGGACTCGCAATCAATCCTTGCATTGCCTTGGCAGCAAAGTAATCGCGCAATGTCATGCCTTCTGAAGCATACATTCCATCACCATAATTGTGATTTGTTGTTGGAAATGCTGGTTTGTTCATTTAACCCCCTTTGGCATCCCTGCCCGTGAATAAACAAGAAATTCAGTTGGCTTCAACGACACACGCGCCTTTGTCTTTGGAAACACGCTAATAGTGTTCACAGTAACGCTTGCATTTTCTCGCACAGCCCTGCTTCTAGCGCCATATTTCTCGCCATTGAGCTTTGCAGTTGATTCTGCTCGCAAGTTGGAAAGAAACTCTGGCATATGTGTTTTCACATAGTCAGGATGGAAACAGTTAATAGTCATCAAGAATCCAATCAATAAAAAGTGCAAAAATTAAGAATGTAATCACAGCAAATCCTGTTGAACAGGCTTGAATCGCCATTCTCGTTCTTGTCTGCCGCTGTTTGATTTGACCGTTTGACCTGTTAATTCAATCAATCCCATCTTTTCCAACTCACTCAAACGCCTTGCAACTTGGTTGCTTTGCAGTCCTGTCTGTGTTGCAATACCATCCTTGCCTAACGCGCCAAATCGTTGCAAACAAGCAACAATGACCTCTTGGTGCATCTTGGCTACGTCTTTAATGGAATCAGCCGCTTGGAAGCTGGTGATTGCGTCTGTTGCTCTTGCTCTGAAAAATTTAAACATATTGGTTCCTATGCAAGTGAATCTGGATTGTGTGTGTGGTACTTGGCTGCTGCATTGCAATAAGCCTTATACGCATCTTCTTTGTTGTCGTATCTGCCAAGTCCAATGGTCTTGTACTTGTGCTGAATACAAGAAAACCATTTTTTCCTTTGTGTATCCCAACTAACGCCTTTGTAGCCTGACTTATTGTTTGCTTGTTTTTCTCTGTTTTCTTGATTTTGTTTTTTGCTAACAGCCCTCAAGTTGCAAATCTTGTTGTCAGTTGGATTTCTGTTGATATGGTCAATGTACTCAGGAAGTTCACCATAAACATAAAGCCAAGCAAGCCTGTGAGCAAGATAGAGCTTATTGTTAATGTTGATTCTGAAGTATCCATCTTTGTTAAGGTATCCAGCTTGTGTGCCAGCATGATATCTACCACGCCTTACCTTATTGATGAAAATTCCTGTGTCTTTGTTGTAGTCAAACAACTCTTTTAAACGCTGCTGCGTAATCATGATGAATCTTTCATGTATGAATCTTTTAAAGGTTAGCAGGGGGGAGATTCAATCCCCCTTGTCCCCCGTCGGGTTAGCTAAAAATCATTGTAGATTAGAAATCCACATCATCAAATTCTGTTGATTTGGATTGTTGTTTTGGCGCATCGTCTTTAGGACTGAATAAATAACTCCACCCTTGCCAGCCATTCTCAACGAGTGGAATTGAGTCCAATTTAAGCATGAGTCCTTTCTTAGTCTCAATCACAGAGCCGATACGCTGGTAACGCACCTTCTCTTGCCCGTCTTTTTGGTATGTGCCAGCCTTGACTGTTACTTCATAAATGATTGCCATTTTCTTTCCTTTAGTTAAATAAATGCTCGTTTGAAATCTGCTTCACGACATGATCGAAATATTTTCGTGCTTCGTCAATCTTGAACTTGATTTTGTCTTCAAGTGCTTTGTCGCGTTGATACTTGATAAGCGTCACGCGCAATTCTGGCGCTATGTGGTCAACATAGTGCAATGCCTTATCTTCAAAGCCAACAAGATGATCTGGTGTCGAGACTAGGCAATATGCGATCTCTGCCTGTTCTAAGTCCCAAAGCATCATGTAGGCTCGTAATTGCCACTCATAGGCTTTGTTCTCGCCATCTGCGGCAACCGCAGGGAATGTGGCAAGCGACCAGCTTGATTTAATGTCGATGATCTTGTCAGCAACAATGTCTGCTTCGCCTGTCAGCCATTCATTTGTCTTGCGTTCCGTGTTCTTCTTGTGGCTTGAGAATGTCACAGAGTTGAGCAATTCAATTGAACGGTCTTCAACAAGGATGCCTTTCTCGGTGTACTTGCTGGAGAACTGCTCATCATAGCCGTAGACAAATTGCTTGGCTTGCTTTGCAATGGCTGTCTTTGCGCCGACTGACAAGGTTTCATCCTTGCCTTTTGGGTCTGTCATTAGTTCTGACAGTGAACTTGCACGAACTTTAAGCATTTGCGATGGCCTTATCTACTGTTTCAATTTGCTCTGGTGTGAGGTCGAATGTGTCCAACAGTTTGCCTGTTGTGTATTGACCAGACAGAATTTTCTCAATTGCTTTTTGCAAACGTTCATCTGTGATCTTTGACTTTTGCACAGGCTGATCTTGTTCTTCGCCTTCTTCTGGCAAGTCTTCTCCTTCAAAGATGTAAAGTGCAATGCCATGCAAAGCAATCGCTTTTACCAAACAACGCTGCATTGCCTTGTTCACCTGATTTGCGTCAGGGTTTGCAATTGCCTGATTATTGTTATTCATCACAGGCAAAAAAGCTGTGCGTGATGCACCAAAAGCTGTGACAGTGCAAAAGACCATCATTGTTTCGCCAAACAATTTCGGCTCTTTAAATTCCCAATTTGCATCTTTGTCTTCTTGCAGCAAAACGTCAACAGCGTAAGCCCAAGACAGGTAATTGAACCTGCCTTTCTTTTTCATTTTGTCAATGACGCTGATCTTGCGAAGTTCTTGAAATGTTTTCATGTTTATGCTCCAAAAACCAACATTGCGGTGATGAAACCAGCTGCAAAGGCATAAACAATGTTCAGCCATTTTTCGTGGTTTGGTGTGTGTTGTTCAATCCACTCAGCTTGAGCGAGCTTTTGCTGGCGCTCTACGTTATCTTGTGGAAACGCCTCATCGAGTGTGCGGGGGAATGTGCGGGTGGTGTCGTTGACTTTCATATCGGCTCCTAGTTACCGCTTGCGTTGCGCTACGGGATGAATGAAGTATATCTAGTTTTCTAGACATTTTCAAAGAATCTGAAAATATTTTGCACTTTGTTGCTTTTTTGTCAAAAAATGTAGACAATGCACTCATGGACATAAACAAGATTATCAGCAAGGTAGGCTCACAGAGTGAGCTTGCCCGTCTGCTAGGCGTGAAGCGTACGACTGTTTGGCTTTGGAAAAAGACAGGCAAAGTACCGCAATCACGCATCTGGCAGATTCAACTCAACCACCCTGAACTTTTAAAGGAAACGAAATGAAAAAAGCAATCGCAATCATCTTGGCAACGCTTGCAATCAGCGCCAATGCACAGATGTATACCAACACTTACATGATGAACGGCAAGATGGTCACTTGCACCACAACTTGCATCGGTAACGGTCAATCTTGCACTACGAGCTGCTTCTAATGTCATACGCTGAATATGAAATGAAGGTTGTGCAATGGGGTGAGAAGCGCGGTATCGTGCAAAACTCAACACCTGCTGCCCAAGCTATCAAGACCCAAGAAGAACTAGACGAGCTGATTGACGCTATCCGCAACAACGACAGAGCTGCAATGGCTGATGCCTATGGCGACATTCTAGTTACGTTAATCATGGGCTGTGCCATTGCTGACCTTGACCTTGTGAGTTGCTTAGAAGGCGCTTACAACGAGATAAAAGACAGGCGAGGTAAACTCAATGCTGATGGCCTCTGGATAAAAGAGGTATAATTTTTGAAACAGGGCTAGGTCTGAAGTCATGAGCAGACCGAAAAGCGAACCTCCCGCCTGCCTGCGTTTCTTTTCTTGGAGGGTTTGCGAGGATGCCTTATGGCTACAAAAGTCGATATATGGATGCCGCTATACATTGCGGATTACTTGTCTGCAACTTCACGGCTGACTACTGAGCAACACGGAGCATATTTGCTCTTGCTGATGGACTATTGGAAAAGCGGTGCGCCGCCTGACAATGATGCAGTCCTTGCCCAGATTACAAAACTTTCACCAGATGCTTGGGCTAATGCTCGGACTATGCTTGAACCATTCTTTGAAATACAAGATGGAGCATGGTTTCAACCTCGTGTTGAGAACGAGATGAAGAAAGCTAATCACAACAAGCAAGCTAACAAAGAGCGTGGTTTGAAGGGTGCGCAGGCTCGTTGGGGTAATAAAAATGCTCCAAGCATAGTTGAAGCATACTCGGAGCAATGCTCGGCAGATAGCACATCACCATCACCATCACCTTCAAAGAATACAAAAAAAGAAAAAGCAACTGGCGTTGCTTGCCCTGATTTTGTTGACCAACAAGTTTGGGATGATTGGATGACAGTTCGCAAGGACAAGAAGGCAAAAACACTTACAGAGACAGGATGGAAGAAGTTTGTTAATCAAGCCGAAAAAGCTGGTTGGCCTATTGAGCAAGCAATCAGTCATTGTTGTTTGAAGAACTGGATTAGTTTCGAGGCTGATTGGGTTGAAAAGAAACAATCAAACGCTGACAAACGCCAAAGCCACATGGCGCAGTTGACTAGGGGAATGTCAACGCCAAAGCCATTTTGGGCAAACACAAATCAATCAAACCAAACTGTTGAGGTGATAGACCATGTGGAAACAAAGCGACTTCTGTGATGCCGATTCAGGCTTTGATTACATTTTCAGCACGATGAACGCAATCTATGGCGCTAGGTTTGAATCAAACTGGCAAAACGTAGACCCGCAGATCATCCGACAAGTTTGGAAAGAACGCTTAGGTCGATTCTTGACATACAAGCCAAGCCTTGATTACGCATTGAGCCACCTTAAAGGCGAATTTCCACCAAGCGCAGTTACTTTCCGTGAGATGTGCAACGCAGGGCCAAACATTCCTGAAAAGCCAGTTGTTGCAATTACGCGACAAAAAACACAGGCAGAGATTGCAGAAGGTGAGCGCGTAAAAGCTGAAGCACTTGCAAAACTTGCTGAGTTACGGAAAAGCTACGAGCCATGACTTTTTTTCAAGCAATGAAGATTCTTGACGGAATCAAAGATAATCTGTCTTATAATCTAGACACAATCAACAGAGCGTTGGAACTGACAGGTGACTTGGACATTAGACAACTTGAGAGAGAAGCAAGTCGAACACCTGTTAGCGATGGCATCTCAAAAGGGTTGGGTAGCGTATGCCAGCAAACGAGCCGATGAGCTTGAACAAGACCAATCAGGTTTGTTTGTTGGCATCAAAGATGAAGTTCGTAAGAGATTAAATGAAAGGAAACGAGATGGAACTTGATACACGCATAGAAACGACACGCAAGCGCCGTTGGGTAAACGTAGACCAACACGGTGATGAGGTTTGGATTTCGGTTGTGGTGGAAGCTGCACGATGCCATGTCACGCTGACCAAAGACCAAGCCAAAGACATGATTGCTGCCCTGATTCGCATTGTTGATGCAGAGGTGACGAAATGAACGACTACGAAGATGACGACTACGAAGACTGCTCTTGGTGCAGCGGTTCTGGCGAAGGTATGTGGGATGGTTCAACCTGCAAGCACTGTCACGGTTCTGGCGTTGAGCCTGTTGAAAAAGATGAGGATGACTGCTATGAAGTTGACTAACCAAATGTGGCCTTTCCCACAACATCCACCAGTACCTTGGACTTCCAAGCAGATCAAGGAATACGCACAACAACAGCGTCAACAACTGCCAGAAAGCCCAATGTAATGACAAATCTAATTTTTATTGATGAAGCAACTGTGAAGCTGGCGCTTGAAGTGTTAAAGATTATTAAAAGCAGCCACGATTGGACTGAGGAAAGCAATGCAGCCATCAAAGCCCTAGAAGAAGCACTAGCCAAGCAAGAGCAGGGTGAGCCTGTGGCGTTCCTTGCCAATGGGGTGCGATTCAAACTTAACTTTGATTCCAAAGGTCGAGTTTCTAGCTTGTGGAATTACCTTTCCGAGCTTGATGGGCGATGGGTTGCGCTGGTAGCCGCAGAGGACGACTGCCATTTGAAACTCACCGCACCAAAGTCACAGCAAAATCTTTCTAACCAATTGGTTGGAGCATTGGCGCATACGCCAGAGGCTGATTTCTGGCGTTGGTGGGAGCCCTACGAATTGAAAGATTGCTGGCGGATTGAGCTTGTTGCGCGTGACGCATGGATGGCAGCAAAGGAAAACAAATGAAAGAAGCAGTACAAAAAGCACTTGATGCGTTTAAAAAAATCAGAGCTTGCACAGTAAACGTGTGGGATGTTGATGAAGAAATTAAAGCCCTAGAAGAAGCACTAGCCAAGCAAGAGCAGGGTGAGCCTGTGGCGTGGATGGATGAAATTAAAAAAGAATCCCATAAACGTTTTAAATTACCAACAAGTCAATCGGCATTTCAAGCAGGCG